ATCGTAACTTTCATCGTCAGTATTCCATTGACTTTCGTCATCGGCGTAGTCACCATTGCCTCCACTTCCGCCTCCACCTCCGCCTCCGCCTCCGCATCTATTACTCTTATGCTTGTCACTTACAAGATTAATCACAATATTGAATTTACCATTTTTCAATTGCTCTTTGGCAAATTCGTCGAAACCGGACGAATATTCACCATCACCCGACTCATCGTCAGAACAAGTGGTGCTTGTGCTGGATGTAGAAGCTTCCGAATTATTGTCTTCGTCAGATGAAGGAGTAGGATCGTCTGCGTGTTTCTTCTTTGACTTTTCATTTATTTTATTTTCAACCTTTTGTTCTTGTGCTGCCCTGGTTGCACTTCTTGTAATCTTCTTATTTTCATCTGGCTTAGTTGATGTAGTAGTTGTAGATTTTTTGTCCCTTTTACAAGCAACCGCGTCTGTGGCGGCGACGGCAGATGAAGGGGTCTTATTTTTTTCAAGCGCGTTTACGCGATTTGTCATATATTTAGAAGGAAACATACCAGCAAGCATTTTTCGATATTCTTGAATATCAAATTCTTTATTTGATAGTTGCTGTTTATGCTGCTGCCGCTGCTGTTCGGACTCAATATTTCCATCTTCACTATCGCTATTGTTTTTGCTGGGGTCAAGGTCGGTATCAGAATCGGAATCCTTATGGTTTGATTTTTTATATTTTTTGTCATTTTTTTCTTTTTTTGAATTATCCTTCTTAGAATCATCTTTTTTAGCATTTTTCATCTTTTGAATAAATGATGGCATTGTTTCTTTATATCTGTGTTGGAATATTATGTCGCTAGGCTGTATCTTGTATCTTGTATATTATATATTTATCTTTTTATATCCTTCAATTTTAACATTAACAAAAATATGACGAACAATACCAAATAAATTAAAAAAACGAATAATATAAAATTATAAATGATTATATATTGTTATATATGTAATAATTAATCATATGAATAATAATGTCATATATTTACTTTCAAATACATAACCCAATGTGGTGTTTCGAATTACATAATTACATAATTACATAAGGTATTTTTGTAATTAAGAAAATTGATAAAACAATCTAAATATTATTCTATTAATATAAGAAGGATACCGAAAAGAAATGTTCTCACAAAAAGGTCAATCAAAACTATCTATTCAGAATGTATCCCCGATCATAGGTATACAGTTTAGTATAATGTCACCTGAAGAAATACGGAAATCATCGGTTGCTCATATTACTGATAGAAATACATATGATAACAACAGACCTGTTGTTGGAGGACCGTTTGATGCACGAATGGGTGTTCTTGAACCAGGAATGATCTGCCCAACTGATGGTCTTGATTATATGCAGACGCCGGGGTATTTTGGACATATCGAATTGGCGCGTCCTGTATTCTATATTCAATATTTAACAACAGTTCGAAAAATATTAAATTGCATTTGTATCAAATGTAGCAAATTGCTTATTAATAAGGAAACAAATAGCCGGTTTTTGGAAATGAAGCCTGACCAACGATGGAATAGTGTATTTCAATATTGTAGCAAAATAAATCGATGTGGTGAAGATACGCATGATGGGTGTGGATGCTTACAGCCGAAGCGAATTAAGAAACAGGATATGGCGACCCTTGTCGCTGAATGGGAAAGCACTGAAAGCGACGAAGGTGGCGAAGAAGGAACTGCCAAGAAGAATCCGACGCTTCATTTGGTGCCGGAGGTCGTATTGAAAATCTTTAGGCGTATTTCGGATGAAGATGTATCGTTTATGGGATTTAGTCCTCAATTTTCGCGCCCCGATTGGATGATTTGTCAGGTGCTGGCCGTGCCCCCTCCGGCTGTGCGCCCTTCTATCAAAATGGATGGACAACAAAGGAGCGAGGACGATATTAGTCATATTTTAGTAAATATTATTAAGATAAATAAGACGCTACACGATAAAATTAACGAGAATGCTGCGCAGAAAGTCGTCGATGGATGGCGCGACGTTTTACAATACTATGTAGCAACGCAAATCAATAACAATATTCCGGGAATTGGTCAAGTGGCGCAGCGTTCGGGGCGGCCGCTGAAATCGATTATGGATCGCCTTAATGGCAAAGGTGGGCGTGTAAGGGGTAATCTTATGGGGAAACGTGTGGACTTTTCTGCGCGTTCAGTCATTACCCCTGACCCTAATTTGTCGATTCGTGAGCTTGGCATTCCTCTAAAAATCGCGAAAAATATTACGAAACCGATTACTGTAAATAATTTGAATAAGAACTTCCTTCTGAAATTGGTGCGCAATGGACCGGACGAGTATCCTGGTGCTAAAATCTTGGAAAAGCGAAATGGGGAGAATATTTCGCTGCGTTATGCCGATCGTGAGAATATTCGGATTGAAAATGGCGATATCGTTCATCGGCATATTATGGATGGTGATGGTGTATTATTTAATCGTCAACCTACGCTTCACAGAATGAGTATGATGTGTCATATTGCGAAAGTTATGTTTCAGGGCGATACATTTAGGATGAATGTAGGTGATACGAAACCTTATAATGCGGATTTCGATAAACTCTCTGTCGAAAACAGGAGGCGTTAAAAGCGTGCTACCTCCTAGTCGGATGGGTCATATAATATATGACCTATCTGGCAAAACACCTTGATGCGGGAAACCCCTTAGAGTCCTTGACTACCACCTTATAATGGAAACATCATAAGGGAACTCGGTTAATAGCCGAACCCAATGGTAATAATGTCAAAGAATTGGGCAATCCGCAGTGTTACTCCCTAAAGTCGTTTGGTAGACTATGGGAGGCATTCAGAGACTGAACGGGTGTTGGTGAGTAATGAAGGATTAGCCATCCTGAACTTGCTTAAGATACAGTCCGCCCCCTTTGGAAACATAGGGGATTCATCGGGAGATGAAATGAATTTACATATGCCGCAAGACGAGGAATCCGAGGCAGAGTTGAAGAACTTGGCAGCCGTTCCATACCAAATTATTAGTCCGGCGAATAATCAGTCCATTATTGGTATCTTTCAGGACTCTTTGCTTGGATCGTATCAGTTTACACGCGTGGGAGTGAAATTCGATAATCGCGCGGCGATGAATTTGTTGATGGCATTACAAACGGTAAATGAATCGATGTTCAGTAATGTAGCCGATGCTCAAATTACAAATTTTGATATCTTGTCGCAAATTATGCCACCGATTACGATAAAATATAAGAAAAAATCATTTGGCGATAAGGAAGACTACAAGACTTCGAACAATGTGCTGGAGATTCGCGATGGAAAATACTTGCGCGGTCAATTGGACAAAGCCGTGTTGGGTTCTGGAACCAACGGTCTCATTCATAGAACTTGCAATGATTTCAATAATATGACATCTGCTAAATTTATCGACGATCTACAGAATATTATTACCGAGTATATGAAAGTCAGTGCGTATAGTGTGGGAATTAGCGATTTGATTGCGAATACCGAGACCAATAATAAAATCGCTCAAGTCATTACTTCTAAGAAGACCGATGTCAAGGGGCTCATCGATCAGATACATATTGGTGTATTCGAGAATAAGACGGGTAAAACAAATGACATCGAATTTGAAAATCAGGTTTCAAATATTCTTAACAAAGCTATTAATGATGCTGGTAAAATTGGAATTGAAAGTCTGAGCAAGGATAATCGGTTTGTAACGATGGTAAACGCCGGTTCTAAAGGTTCAGATATCAATATTTCACAAATGACGTCGTGCCTGGGTCAACAGGCAATTGATGGGAAACGTATTCCCTATGGTTTCGATAGCAGGACGCTGCCGCATTTTAACAAATACGATGACTCGCCAGATGCTCGTGGGTTTGTAGAGAGCTCGTTTATTAGTGGATTGCGACCGGAGGAGTTGTTCTTTCACGCTATGGCTGGTCGTATTGGTCTCATTGACACAGCGGTCAAGTCTGTTACGTGGGAGACGCCTATTGTTATAGTTGAAAATGATATTCCAAAATATGTTAAAATTGGTGAATGGATTGATGGTCATATGAAATTGAATGACAGAATTCAAAATATGACAGAAAAAAATATGGAGTATCTTGAACTAGACCATAGTGTTACCATTTCAACTATGGATTATAATGGAAATATGTCGTGGGGCAATATAACCGCGGTAACGCGCCACGACCCCGGAGATATGTTATATAAGATTACTACACACGGAGGAAGAAGTGTTATTGTAACAGAAAATAAATCATTGCTGGTTTGGAAACCAGAGTTGAACCAATTTCGCGAAGAGTATACTGAAAAAATTAATGTAGGTGATTTTGTTCCTGTTGCTAAAAATTGTCCCCAAAATAGCGTAAGCTTAAATGAGATTAGTATGGATAAATACTTGTTAAAAACTGACTATATATATGGGAGTGAAGTTAATAAGGCAGTTAATAGTATGAATATTGCTATGGATAATAGAAATAAAATTCCATCAAATTGGTGGAATGATAATAATAATAAAACATTTACACTTCCATTTGATAGTAAGGCTAAATTACAGCGCGCAACAGTGCGTTCTAATATAAACGATATTAAGATAAATTGCGTATATCCGTTTAGGGGAACTAGGCAAAAATGTAACATCCCAGATACATTTCAATTGAATTATGATAATGGTTTATTCATTGGATTATTTATAGCTGAAGGAAATATTAATAATAATTCTATATACATTACAAATTTAGATGATACAATTGTAGAGTTCGCAAAAGGCTGGTTTAATACGTTTAATATAGAATATTCAGAGACCACAAAAGTAAATAATATTGGTGGAACTACTAGAACAATACACGGAAATTCGTCAGTTATGTCAAGCTTTATTACAAAATTAGTAGGTTCTGGCTCTGAAAATAAACATATTCCCAATGAAGCATATATTTCAAATATAGAATTCGCAAAAGGTATTTTAAGTGGTTATATTTCAGGAGATGGGCATATTTCGAAAAATTCAATTGAGTCATCATCGGCATCGAAACGGTTGACCGAAGATATATCATTATTATGTTCCCGAATTGGTGTATATTCAAGAATATTTAAAACGCAAAATAAGAATAATAATATTGGAACTTTAAATATTAAGCCATCGTATAGACTATCCATTCGTTCTACTAATGGAAAAATATTTGGTGAACAAGTAACACTTCTTCATCCTGAAAAAAATAATAAAATGAAGTCAATTATTTGGAAAGATAAATTAGATAAAGTCGCTGTTCACAACGATGTAATATTGGATGAAATTATTTCAATTGAAAAAGTAGATCCGGCACTTCATCCCAAAATGTATGATTTGACTATTCCTAAAACATTGAACTTTGGTTTGGCGAATGGACTTCAAGTTCGTGATACGTCGACCACTGGATATATTCAGAGACGGTTAATCAAGGGTATGGAAGATTTGAAAGTAGGATATGATATGACGGTGAGAAATAATAAGGACCGTATTGTTCAATTCTCGTATGGCGACGATGGAATAGATACTGTAAAAGTAGAGAATCAGTCATTGCCTCTTGTTTCGATGTCATTGGAGGAAATATATGCTCATTATTACGTGTCAACTCAGGATGATAAAGACGGAATCTTGATGACAGTGTTTACGAAGACGGCAGCGTCGCGTATGAAAAAATATAGCAAGGAACAAGATACGAAGACGAAGGTCTATATTGATATGATGATAGAGAAACGCGATGAAATTATTCAGAATGTGTTTAAGATGAGGGATAATAAGAATATTCATTTACCGGTTTGTTTTACACATATTATTAATAATGTCCAGGGGATGCAGCACATTACCAAAAATTCGATGGTGGATATTACACCAATTGATGTATTTGATATGATAGAAGAGAACTACAAAATAATGGAGAATATTTATTATGCTCCACCGACAGATTTATTCAAGACAATGTATTACTTCTATTTGTCGCCGAAGGAGTTGCTAGTTGTGAAGAGGTTTAATAAAAAGGCGCTTACTGTATTATTAGAGACGATTACGCTTATGTATAAACGCGCCATTGTTGCACCTGGAGAAATGGTTGGAATGATAGCAGCGCAGAGTATTGGTGAACCTACTACGCAGCTGACTTTAAATACATTTCACTCGGCAGGTGTTGCGTCGAAGTCAAATGTTACGCGCGGTGTGCCGCGTATTGAGGAAATATTGTCACTCTCGGAAAACACGAAGAATCCGTCTTTGACTATTTATATGAAACGCGAAGAGGAGACGGATAAGGAAATTGTGCGCGATAAGATTCCAAATGTCGAGATTACGATTTTGAAAGAAATTGTTGAAAGCATTGAAATATGTTTTGACCCCGATGATATGAATACTTTAATCGAGCAAGACAAGGCTGTGATGTCGCAATATTTTGAATTCGAACAAATGGTAGATGAATGTATGGGTGTATCGCAATCAGACGGAGGAGCGATTGCAGGCGGTGCGTCAGATTCTAATGCTACTGTTAGTGCAACGAGTGGTGGTGAAAATGCTCCTCCTAGTGATAAATCAAAATGGGTTATTCGTATGACGCTTGACAAGGAATCGATGCTTGATAGGAAGATATCAATGGATGATGTTCACTTTGCTTTAAAGAATATGTATGACAAAGAGGTCACGTGTATGTATGCCGACTATAACGCCGACAACCTGGTGTTCCGCATACGGCTTAATAATGTTATCACAAATTCGAAGAAGAAGAATAATGCCTTGTCTCTTGATCAGTCAGACCAGATATATATTTTGAAAAATTTCCAAGACAATATGCTCAATAATGTTGTTTTGAGAGGTATTAAAGGTCTGTCGCGTGTATTGCTTCGGAAGATTACGGATTCGCTTGTTAAAGTAGATAGCACATATAGCAAGAAGGAGACGTGGGTTTTGGATACAACAGGGACTAATTTGTTGACCGCATTGTCGCTTGATTATATAGATGTGACTAGGACGATAAGCAATGATATTCAGGAGATTTATAATGTGCTTGGTATCGAAGCGGCGCGAGTTGCTATTTACAACGAGCTTTCGGAAGTTCTTGAGTTTGATAATACGTATATTAACTATCATCACTTGATTATGTTGGCGGATAGGATGACGGCTAGCGCGAATATGGTATCTATATTTAGGCACGGAATTAATAATGATGATATTGGACCGATTGCGAAGGCATCATTTGAAGAGACGCCGGAGATGTTCTTGAAAGCAGCGAGACACGCTGAGTTGGACGAGATGCGTGGTGTTTCTGCAAATGTGATGTGTGGTCAAGAGGGATATTTTGGAACAAGCAGTTTTAAGGTATTGCTTGATATGAATAAGATGATTAAATTCGCTGGTCAAGATGAGTATAATATTACAAATGCTGCCGATGAAATCGAGAAAGCATTTATGATGGAAAATCCAGATGATATATGCTCGATTAGCAATCTGTCAATGAATGTGACTGTTTCAAATATTAAGAAGGAGAACTTGGGCAATGTGATGGCGAACTATAATATTGGGTTTTAATTGTATACTGTGTGATGGTGTTATAGCCATACGGAATAAATATAATATGATTTTTCATATTATATTTTTCATATTATATTTTTCATATTATATTTTTCATATTATATTTTTCATATTATATTTTTCATATTATATTTTTATGATAACATAATACAAAATATACAAAATATATAATATATTATAGCATAATTAATTATTCATCGCTTATGATATCACTTGGTATAGGGGGGAGTTGGAGGTGGAGGAGGAATAGAAGAAGTTGCTAGATCCACTGACGCCGAAGGAACTTCAACTACAGTAGGCTTCGATTTTTTACTTGATAATGCCTGTGCTTTCAGTTCTGATAATGTTAGTTTTGGTGCTGATGGTTGTGTGGGTGCTACCGATATTGAAGAAACTTTGCCAAGAGTGGACTTCCTATTTCTAATTGCCGATGCTTGTGGTTTCAATTCTACCAATGTTGATTTTACGACAGATGGTTGTGTCGGTTTTGGAGATGCTAATGATACAGCTTCTGAAATCGGAGAAAGAGCAAATAGATTTGGTTTTTTCTTTTTACTAGATTGCGCCGACAATTCAGCTAATGTTGGTTTGGATTTAGACAATGATTTAAGTTTCTGCCCCATCACTTTAGCACCTAAAATACGCGGTCTAGTGGATACAACTTGTCTTATTCCTTCATCTTCATTTATTCCAGGAAGATGTGGCGAATCTTCCATAACATTTGAACTGACTAAAGAAGAATCCTCTTCATAATTTCGTTTTTGTAATATTGTAGGAGGCACAAAATTTGTAACAAAATTCATTATATTTTTCTTAAACCCGGTCGTTGAAGATGCAACGCTATTTACAACTGCTTCCCCTTCACCTGATATTATACCCGCATCATCATTAAACGCGGCATCATCTCTTGCCGTTGAGTATGTATTCGACATTTCTTGAATTATTTTTGATTGATAAGATGGTTTTAACTCAGATATAGATAATAAATAGTTATTATCTCCCTTTCTTACAAGACTGTAAGTAGGGATAGTATTTTGTTTAATCGAAGGGACAATAATAAAGTAATATTTCTGCGAATCTTGTGGTTGATGTGAATGCGCTTCTCCTGCTATTGCTCCTTGTCCGCTTGATTCTTCTTCTTCTTCTTCTTCTTTTTCTAAAACAGGCATATCTGCTTGATAGTATGTAGTTAATGTTGAATATACATATTTTGTTTCGAGTAATGGTTTCTTAGGATAATATAAAAGAATAATCGGAACTTTATAATAATTTGCTATAATCCATATATCAAGACGCGTAAGATAATAATTTTCTAAAAATGGAATAGCCTCTATGAAGTCGTCATCATTATGTGTCTTTATTTTCTTATAATATTCTTCAGAAATAGTTGTCATACCATAAAATTTCAATACTTCTACAATTTTCTCCTTTATTTCGTCGGAATTTTGCGATGTTTGGATACACATATTATAAAAATGTAAAATGATTAGCCTCAGAATGTTTACTGTCACTGTTTCTAATTTTTTGTTGCCTGTTCGAATACCTTCATTTTTCAATACAAACAGTATAACTTCAAAGGAACATAATGGCGCATTTGGATTAAATTTAAGTATATGATATTCTTTTTGCTCTGTGAAATACTTTTTAAATTCCGATGAAAGAGTTGCTATATCTGTAGTACAGGTTACTTGATCATCTACAGACGCGTCATATATGTTTTCATATAGTTCAGTTAATAATGGTTCAGCTGTGTCATATGTATTAAATTTCACATACTTATTTTCTACTTGGGGGTGTAAATTGTCAAAATATCCATCCATAAGCATAGATTGTGATAATATAATCTCGTCATTTCTTAAGTTATAATTTACATTAATAGGTGGGAATATTTTTTGCTCGAACATAAAGTTCCTTATTCTATTATATCTAATTATTTCATCTGATATTCTCGCAACATACATTATTCTATTACTTTTGTCCGGATATAATAGATTTCTATTTGGAATCACCAGCTTACATTTACCTTCCTGATCTGTTTCTTTGATACAATATTTTGTTTGTTGACAAGAATTCGTATCCTTGTTTGTAAGACAGCTTGTCGATATTTCGCTTATATTTTCCAAAGTTTCTTCATTATAATGTGTATCATCGAATAAAATATATCTTGATATTAATTTTATAATTTCTGCTTGGATAAATGCGAGTTTTATTAAATAAACTAGATCGGTTCGTCGTAAAATCGATAATACTGTTTCTTTTATTTTTATATTTTCGTATCTATTTATCAGAATACGCACTGTATTTCTAAAAACATTATAGAAATTATTTTCTAGATACATATATTTTACATATTTTTCTCTTAAAGGATCCTGTTTTAATCGTAGATTTATTTCAGTGTCAGCAATATTATAATCCCTTGTATTTAAAATAGGTATATTAAATATTCCATCTGTTCTTACACTTTCGTCTTCACCGATATATATAGATACAAATTGGTTTGTTTCAGTAACTACACCCACGATTTTTCCATCATCTATAACTTTAAATATTGGTCGCGATGGTATTTTAAGTGTGCCGTGAACATAGTTAAGAAATATAACTGTATTTTCATATGGTTGCCATAAAGAACTGTCATCAATATAATTTATTTCTGGTATGCTGTAATCAATCGGTGATGGCTCGCACATTATAATACCAGACAATGTTTCATCTTCCCCATCTTGTTGACGTATTAGTTCTATAAAAATACCAACTACTCTTCCGTCATAGTTCACAATCTGATTCAATATTTTATATCTCATTTTTAATGCACGGGTTTTTAATTCGGATAAGTTAATATTCCGTTCGAATTCATATAATTTCTGAAATCTACCAGATGCATTTATAGCGCCTCTTCTAGGAATGCTATTATTTGGTTTACATAATTTATTATATACATTCTTTATTGATTCTAATGCTTTCTTGAGAACGTGAGGTATAATAGTTTCATCGATTACTCTACCACTTTCCGTTGTTATTCTTTTTAAGGTTGTATTTTTTATGCTGAAAATACAATTAAAAACGCGCGGACGAGAACCGCGAACTTCATATATTGGCTCAAAACTTACTTTGCCTTTGATCTGTCTTTTCATTATTATTGCCGTTTTTTTATTAACGTCGAAAAAATTGTTGGAATAATGGTTCGATGGACATATAATTTCAACGTTATTTGTTATATCCCTATTTGCAATTTGTATTATTGCGAGATTTAATCCATCTTTGAATAAGTTGGGGTTAGGAGTACATATTATATCCCACATATATTCATAATCTATAAAAACAGTTTTGCTCTGAATATATTTTCTGAAATTTTCATAGGAGCATACAACCTTCTTAAAGAATACAAATTGAGCATCTTCGTCTGAGAACTTTTTAATAGATTTAAATATTTCTGAGTTTTTATATTCAAAATTTGGACTTTTTAGTGATTGTCTGAAAATCTCGTCGTCGACAACACAAGAGTTATGTCTATCTTTTCCTCTAGATGATACTGATAGAGAGCCTTTACGTGACGATGATTTTGAAGTATGTGTAGAAGACGATGAAGATGATGATGGCGATGGAACTGATGATGCTTTTTGCGATAAGGCAATGGCAGGCTTTTCCATATTTTGCGATTGTTCCGATGATAATGATGTGATCGGTGGTGGTGGTAGTGGTAGTGGCGGTGGTGGTCCTTCATCAAATGACTCATATTGCGGTGGCGGTGGTGGTGGTGGTCCTTCATCAAATGATTCATATTGCGGTGCCGGCCCTTCACTCATTGAAGAGTAGTCGGTCATTGGTGGTGGCGGTGGTGGTATTGAAGATTCTTCACCAGCACTAGCACCACTTGCGTCCGGAGCACCTTCTACTAAACCTGACATAAAATCGACATTTCCTTCTTCTTCTTCTTCTTCTTCTTCTTTTGGGCTTCCACCACCACCATGAACATATGCACCTTGACCAACATATTCCTCTTCGTCTTCCTCTTCATCTTGTTCATCTTCATCACGATTTCTACTTTCACCTTCAAATATATTCGCTTCCCCTAAACTATCTGCATCACTTATAAGATCGCTTATACTTATATTATCTTCGTCCCCTTCTTCCTCGTTTATAATTTCCTCGACATTAAACGCGTTTATAAGTGTTCCATTTTGATATGTCATAAATAAATCGATATTTATGGCGGCTAATATTTTTTCTTTCATTTGTTCGATTGTTATACTTTCTTCTCTACCAGTAATCATAAAAACATATCTAGCATATATGTCAGCAATCGCGCCCAGAAAACTTTGATTCTCACTATAGTATTTCCAAGATTTATGTGTATATTTTTTCTCTCCGAGTTGGACACCTTTTTGTAGCAGACAAGATACATTCGGTTTTATTTCTGTGCTTCTGTCGTTTACTGTGCAAATTTTGTAATCTTGAAGAAAAAATGCTTGTAATGCTGGTAATAAATATCCATAGGTTCCAGGTTCGAGTGGTGTATTTCTTTCAGGTCCTAGAATATTGAATTCTTTTTTAGACACTTTTAATGATGATAGTTCCATTGCTGATGCTGATGCTGATGCTGATGCTGATGCTGATGATTCGCTTGATAATCTGCTTTTTTCTGATTCCAATCTTTGTAAATGTGGTGGTATATTTTCGGTATCTTCGCCTATATCTTCGCCTACATCTACGTCAGTTTTTTTCAATGATTTTTTCGCAAGTTCTCTTTGACGCAATGCCTGTATAGACATGTTTACTTGAGGTTGTGATTGGGAGGGTTGCTCATGTGCTTCTTTTGCTTGTTCACCTTCTTCTACAAAATCATCCATATCTTTAACTGGTTGCTGCTTTTTGAGTAAATCAAGACTTGTTGATGGTTTACGAACTCTTCGTAGAGGAGGCGCTTGAAATGCCTTTTCTTTTCCTTCACATTCGAAATTTTTATGGTATGGGTTTTTTTCACTTATAGGCTTTATATCGGGGCATCCACATTCTTGACGCGATTTGTTTTGTTTTGCTCGAAAAAAACTGTCGGTGTCAAAACAACAAGGAATGCAATATTTACCTCCTATATTTTTTTTACTGTATCCAAACCCTGGTGACTGGTCTTTATTGAACTCGAATATATATTTTCCTTTTGGAATTACTTTGGGTTTTTTACCATCTGCATCGACATTTGGAATCATAACATCTCCTTCTTCGCGTATTATATTGTCAACCTGTTCTTGTGTTAAGCTTACATTTCTTCTCATATCCCAGTATCGAGGGCATATATACCAGAATTTTTTACTTTCGGATGAACCATATTTCATTGCTCGATCATATGATCCGCTATGGTATTCATCCAAATATTCCTTTTCCTTATCTGTTAAAATGACAGGTTGTCTCTTGTCCGTTGAAGGACAAGCTACAGAATAAAAACTACCGATTCCTTTATCATCCTTAGAATATAAAACATCATCATATGCTTCTAGTCTTGGGAGAAATGGGTTAACAGTTTGACCAGTAACATCGTGTTCAATAACACCTCTGCGTCCGCTTTCAGCTACTGCACCTGTAACAGCGCCTTTGCTTTTTTGCTTTGCGGTTATAGACGGTGTTGATACTGCTGTTGCTGCTGCTGCTGCTGATACTGCTGCCGATCCAGGCAATGATGTAATAGATATACCTGGCAATTTTGATTTCGGCTTGGGTAATGGTTTCGGTTGAGGTGTAGGTTGAGATGAATCTGATGAAGATGAAAATTTAGCTATATCTATGGAATGCCCTTCATCATCCGAACCAGCACCTCCTATAGCTACATTACCTTCGCTACTTCCGCTGCTTCCATCGCTATTCATAAACATTAAATCCTCAATATCCTCACCTTCACTTTTGCCTTCTTCGCTTTTGCCTTCTTCGCTTTTGCCTTCTTCTCCTTCGCTGTCCTGAAATTGTAAATCTTCTATAGATTGACCCGAATCACCTGACTCATCCGACTTCTTTGCTTCGCTTTCGCCTTCTTCGCTTTCGCCTTCTTCGCTTTCGCCTTCTTCGCTTTCGCCTTCTTCGCTTTCGCCTTCTTCGCCTTCGCCTTCTTCGCTTTCGCCTTCTTCGCCTTCTTCGCTTTCGCCTTCCTGAAATTGTAAATCTTCTATAGATTGACCTGAATCATCTGATTCTACTGGTTCATCCTCTTTTTCAGAAGCCTGCTCCTGTTCTGGTTCCTGTTCTGGTTCCTGTTCTGGTTCCTCTTCTTCTGCTGGTGATTCTACCTCGGCCTCTTTTACTACTGATTTTGGGCTTGGTATTTCTTCGCCCTCTTCACCTTCCCCTTCGCTTTCTTCATCAAACATATCACCAAATAAAAGATCTTCAACAGCAGCATCTCCTTTATTTGCAATTTCTTCTAATTTATCCTGATTTTCGAAATCAAATGTTATAGCACCTTCATCCGGTTCGGCAAACATTGTGTTATCTGTAAAAACTACATTATCCCCTTTGGCAACTACTTCTTTTATTTCTTTTACTTCAGGTTTTCCTTTAGAAGATGCTTGTTTTTTACATAATTCTGAAATACGCTCTATTGGAACACTTGTAGTCGGTTTAGAATCACTATAACTCAATAATCGTATTAATGAATCGCACATTATGTCAACATGATCTAAATAATATATGTTGTCTATATTGTCAACCTCGATTCGAAAATTTCCTACATTCAGAGATTTCTTCCTTATATCGTCGCTACCTTGCGTAATCGTGGTTAGAAATCCAGGATGAACATTGATTTTTATTCTTGATTTTTTGTTTATTTCTGAAAGCTGTAATCCATCTAAAAATTCCGCAACTATTCTTACAGCATCTTCGTATGAAATTTTGTAATTTTCCATCAATCCTTGGACAACATCAGCTTGATAATTCGACTTCGAAAATTGCTCCATTATGTATGCATCACGTCCCTCGATTTCATTGTAATTGGATACACGTTTATAACGCATAATTACGCGCTTATTATCTTTGTAGTTGATGACATTAAAAATACTTGATATACACGACATTTTATCGGCGATATTCAATGTAAACCCCCCTCTGAATTCAATGTTTGCCCTGTATTTTATTTCTCGTATAACAACATTTGTGGAATATAAATCCTCAAAATTATTTATATGGTAACCATTTTGACTTAGGAAAATTTCTACTTCATTAATGATTGGATTTATATTTTTGTCGATTATATTAGATACTTGTTCATCGTCTAATGCGAATTCTGATTCAAATGATACAAATATACTACCATATGCATCAAATTCGCACTTTATGTATATATTATATTCTTTTAATGTAACACCTTTATCTTTTAAATCATAACGACAAAGCAATAATATTAGTAATCTTCTCTCTGATTGTGTCTCTTTAATTATCTTATTTATTTCAGTGCTTCTAAGATAAGGTATACGCCTTCCATCAGTTGAAATTTTGTTCGCAAAAAGCCTATACATCTTCTGGTCCTTTTTACCGCGTGTTAATTTTAGTAGTGGCTTGTCTACAGTTGTATGAATCGTCTTGAATAACATATCAACAGGAACATTTATAGGAGAATCCGGTTTAATTTCTAGCTCTATATAGGATATACCCTTTTGAACATAATTTAATGTATTGTTATTGATCTGACGCGGACTTTCGCTAGGATCCACGCGTGTTTTTCTTTGATAGAATATATCGTAGAACAGATCGACATTTTTTACAAGGTCTTGATATGCTTTATCGGTTGTTAATTGTCTAGTTGATTCGAGTAGTTCTTGGCGATTCGCATCTAAATCGGTAATAGTTGTGTATTGTTTTTGTGCCAAATAGGGGTAATATATTTGAACAACGGTCTCTGATAAAATTGGTGTCGACCCTGCGCCTTGTTGTTCATTGATTGACTCTATATGCCTTAAAACATCTTCAGCAAGACATAAGAATATTGTTTCGCATATAATAGGCTCATAGTCAATAATAAGTTTTTTATTTGTAGTTGATATAGTGTATTGTTGATGCGACGCTTGCTTTAAGAAATCGAATTCATCAGAGTCGCTTATTTTTATATTGAATGGATTTGTGGTAAAAACATAATCCACACGATTAAACGCGACTCTTTGCCCCACGGGTATATCTTCGATTATGGGCAATATATTTATTTCAGAGAACGAACCTTCGTGATCGCTGCTATCGCTGCTATCGCTTTCACTGCCTTCTTCGGGAGATTCATATTTAATCTTAAAAAATAAATCATAAATATCGTCATACGTGTATAAATCTTTTAATTTATCTCTATCTGTTCTAAGCAGTAATTCGCATTCTTCTTTTAAATTTCGTCTATGAGAATTTGTTAAAAAATCTATTAGTGATTTTTTTGTTACTGTTGATGTATCATTATTCGACAATTTATTATATAATTGTAATGGCGTATACCTGATGCCCTTTTTTGAAAATAAATACATTTCATCGAATGAAAATTCCTTTTCTATTTTTATATTATTTATTATTTTTTTCTTCATTGTCTCTATTGTGTCATCTCCATAAATGCGTTCAAATGAAAATGATACTTCTATTTCATATGTTTTAATATTATGTATTTCTAATGGACTAAATAAATCTTTGAAAATAATAGAGATTTCAGTCTCTGCTTCAGCTCCCGAACCTTGGATAAACTCACTGAACTTTTGTTTTAAATCTTCTTCTGACATACCCCATCCATTTTTTGTATATGGGTTTATGTTACCGTAAAATACGACGATTTTATCGGGGATTTGATTTTCATCTATGCGTTTATTGCTTATATAGTTTAATTTGTATATATTATTTTTTAATGTATCTGTATCTCCCATCGATATTATATATATATTAGATAATATGTTTATTAGATATTATGTTATTATAATATATATCAACTTAATACAAAATTATATTGTTTCACTATACTAATTATCATACGCGATGGATAAAGAAGATGACGATAATGTTTTAAAGGTTAAGCTTATTGTAGCTGTATGTAAGGGGGGTGGAATTGGTATAAATAATAAACTTCCGTGGAAGATATCGGATGATCTTAAATATTTTTCAGCACTTACATCAGGTGATTATGGAAAATATATGAAGGATACTAAGAGATATATAAGCACTGGTAAAACGTCGGCTAAAATATGTAAAGATGATCTAAATATTAAAAAAAATGTTATTATAATGGGTAAAAATACTTGGTTATCTTTACCGAATTATCCCAAACCACTCCGTTATAGAGATAGCATTGTGTTATCGAGAACGATTCCTGAAAGTAAAGAGGTGCGCAAGAGTATACATTATTCTGATTACGACGATGGTTCTGATATAAACATACATATATCATCAATCTCCCGTGCAATACGTTTTTGCTCCTATAGATGCTGTGATCAGGAGATGGAATCAACGGATGAGGGGGGTGAGGTAGACTTTTATAGATATGAAAAATACGATGAACGCAATGAACGGGAGAATATGTTTAATTCGGGTCATAAAATATATAATGATATATGGATAATAGGTGGCTCGACGGTTTATGAAAATATTATGAATATGAATATGAATATGAATAATGATAAAACTAATGATATTGATAAAACTAATGATATTGATAAAACTAATGATATTGATAAAATTAATGATATTGATAAAAATATAATAATAGATGAATTTTATATTACATATATTGAGAAGGAATATAAGTGTGATACATTTTTTCCATTAATAGAAAATATGAATCTATATTATATCGCATCTATTGATGCAAAAGTATGTAAATGTGAAGACGACGATGGTATAAGCGATGTAAATGTTTACTACCTAGTATTTAAAAGGATAGGTAAAACCGGATTAGGGGATGATATTTTCAAAATAAAACCGTTGCCAGCGACAACTGAAAACATAGAATTACTTAAAAGATTAAAAATATGCATCTGGCGAACACCCTGAGCAGTGTCTTTCTTCCATTTCCTTTTTACATATGGGATAACCTTTTTCTGTGTATGGCGCATAAACGGATTTTAATTCTGGGTGCTTGTCAAGTATATCTGGGACACATTTCCAGGGACATTTTCTATATTTTTTACTTGAAAAATCCATACTTGCATTTTGTTTACATCTACTGTTATCAACATCAACTGAAGAGGTAGGGCTAACGCAACCTAAAAGACACTTTTTCCCAAACATACTTTTAAAAGTCGGCATATTGGATGTATCATAATTGTAATCAAATGGACTACTGTTACTGGCGTTTCCTGTATACATAATGTTATCTTGATTTATGTCACCAGTGCTTTCGGCATCAGCGCCAGCTACATAGCTTGAATTATTATCGAAACCTTCCAATACAAGGGAACTATTGTATACAGGGATAATGATATTATAAAACGCAAAAATAAAAATACATATTAAAATAATAGTTATGAATATTGTATTATTTAATATCTTCATAATTGCTATATATGTATATATTTTAATAAATTTATCTATATATAATTATCTATATATTTGTCTATATATTTGCCAATATTTGCAAACATATTCTCACAATATAATATTTATTTTTTATAAAGAGGACTTTCATCGATTAATATTCCGCAATATTGTATAGGGTTCTTAGCATAATCTACGGCGGTATAAATATGCGCTCTTACAGCATTTTCTAATAAAAATTTAAAATTGCTCCAGAATTCCTCTTTGTGACCAATCGAAACGGTCATTGTATGCGCCAACTCGTGTATTGCTACAAAAGTTAGCGTATTTTTGTCAATTAATTTCTCATCTGTCTTTGTTTTTGTTAAACAGAAAGCAATCTTTTCACCCTTGTTTTCGCTATAAGCAGTATGCTCATCTTCAGGATCATTTTCAATTATTTTTTTGGGATTAAAATTCTTTACTAATCGTTGAACATTTTCATAGGTTGGATAGTTTCTCTGCATATAGTCTACAAGTTTTTTCATATTTTGTGTAACAGTTGCTAATAAGTCTGCAGCCATTTCTTGCTTAAGACGTTGACGAACGCAATACTTATTTCCATCTACACTTGATGTTATACAGTTCAGATTTGCTAAATCAGAGTCAAAATAATATTTAACAATTACTATAATAATCAGTATAGATAGTATATATCCATATATATTTACATCCATAGTATATTATGGTAAGATAAGGTGTGTATATACTATATAAATATAAATAATAAGTTAACTTAAGTTATATATATCTAACAAATTAACTTATTATTTTAGATTTTTTATTTTGGTTTCCTTTATTATGTTTCTTTATTGCATTCCTATGTTGTGTTCCTTTATTAGGGTTATGTTTGTTTATTCTCCTAAATGTTTACTGAACTTACTTAGGGCCGCAACCGATTTCGAGGGGCATACGGAAAGGATCAGGCTCAATAGTAGTATTAGACCACGGGCTAACAATAATCTGAGGGTTAGGAGGCTCAGAGCGGAGCTGCTGGTTAGCATTTCTAAGAGTGCTACCGATAGTATCGACACCAATCAAATATCCAGAGTTAAGAAAGTTTACACCCAAGAAATCTCCATTACCTTGAGGCTTCAGACCCCAACTACTGTTATTGTCGCTTGGGAGAAGATCTGAGGGAGAATTGGTATTCTGACTGGAACAGTTAGAGGGGAGGCCGGCCAAGTTGTTATCACTTGAATTTACAGGGGCATAGTCTACATAAAATGTCCCATCGTTTGCACCGGATGGCTGTTTACCATTGCCAGATTGAGCGGAGCTGCTAGCGCCGCGTCTATTTTTAGGAGCCATATTTTCAGGGGAAAAATTCTTGTTTGAGGAATAGTTATACAACACGTAAATAAGAATAATTCCTCCTAAAAGTAAAAGAACGTGATGTGCCTTAAAAGTTTTCTGTAATTCTCGAAGCATCGTTATATAAAATAAATGATAAAATATTTTTATAATTTTAATATTAATTAACAATTAACAAATTACAAAATATAAATAACAAATAACTGCCTTAAGTAATTAAATAAAAATAAATAAAATATAAAATATTATAAATATACTTTAAATTTTATAGATATATTATTCTATTTTATTCTAATTTTATTCGAGTGTTCTTCTAGTGTTATTCTAGTTTTCGATTTAATCATCTGAATTTTCTGAATCTTCAGTGTTTTCAGATTCGGATGAATTACTAAAATCGGAATCAGAATCATCAAGCATATACGTTTTTTTTATTTTTTTTACTTCTAAATAAGCATCGAATGCCAATTTTCTTGCTGTGCGTGCCTTCTCTTTTGCTACACGATATAGTTCATAATAAATATCATTTGCTGGTTTTATTTTAATACTTTCATTGGTTTTTATATCTAAATCAGCATCTGTTAGTTCCATTATATCTGTAATTTCTGGTAGTTTATGTATATTGATCTTGTTCTGATTATGGCTTTCTTTATCTTTATCTTTCTCTAAAGTTCCTTGTTTTTTTTCATCATTAGGTGGTTGCGGTTCATTTACTATTAGTCCATTTATTCCATTTATTCCATTTATTCCATTTATTCCATTTATTCCATTTATTCCATTTATTCCATTTATTCCATTTATTCCATTTATTCCATTTATTCCATTTATTTCATTTTCACTTTTCATATATACTTCTGCGTCTGTATCGTTATATTTATCCTTGGCTTTATCTACATCTAAACTTTTTGTAGCAATTGATACTATAATCGGTGTTGCTGGAACAGGTTTCGCGTTACTTGATAATTCAGCATTTGTATCATTTAATATTGATGTTATTGTATTAATACTAGCGTTTATTGGTTCTTCTATTACGCTTACATTTTGTGACACCATTGAAGGTGTAAATATAGAAGATGATATTGTATTACTTTGTATACTTTGTATACCTGTTGGTTGGTTTCTTTTAATGACACATTCTTGAAATACAGGTTTATCAGATAAAATAAGAACTTGTCGCATTAATATTTCAAATTGAAAACTTTTGGATGTGAACTTAATACCCTGTATTTCTAATACTGTTATCAAGTCTTGCTCTTGTTTAATATCTTCTAATGTCAATTGTTTTTCATTTTCGTCAAATACAAAACAAGATGGCATTTTAAGCATATTTTTCGATGAAGCAATATTGGCACGCAATAAATAATTTTTACCTGATTTAAATGAACGAAGCGCTGATGTAAAAGCATTTTCAATATCACTTTCGTCAATATTATTTGTAAACCAAGAATTCCTTTTTGAATATATTCTTTCAATACACACCTTTTCTAAATTTTCGATAAATCCGATAAATTCCGAGTGCTCATTTGAGAACATAAGGTCTATGTATGATTTTTTACCTGATGTAACCGTTATTCCTTGTTTAGAAATACATTTAGGTGTTTGTATATATAACATACTGTTATCAACATTTAACTTTGTAAAAAATGAACCTCCGTGTAATAATTCGGGATCAGTTAGAACTATCTTGCTAAAGTCGTAGTTATCATATGTTGTACATATATTTGCTGATGAATTGTATTCCATTTAATCCATAAAGAGAAAATATAGACAAAAATAACACGCAAAAAATAACACGCAAAAAATTAACAATAATAATATTTTTATAAAATAATATATTCTACAAAAATGAAAGAGATGAAAGAAAAAATATCAGAGTATTGTTTAGAATTTATTAAGAAGGATGAAGTAAAAAATGAACTAAAAAATTTGTTTAAACCAATCGTTAGTCTGATTTTAGAAGAAATATATCCATATATTTATTTGTCACTATTACTCGTCGTGATTAGTTTCTTCTTAGTTTTAGGCATATTTTTTATGTTAGTAAAAAGTAAAAGTGTATAATTAGATATATTTTGGTATATTCATTTGGATATTTTTATTTTTTCTAATTAGATAATATAATACTAAAAATGGCAAGAAAAAGTCACAATAAAAGACATAAGGGTCGAGGGCGCGGACGCCGCGGAGGTGCTTTGGCTCCTTTACAATCCGGTGCTTATCCCGATGTTGAAATGAGTGGTTCCAACTGGAATAATTCTGGATATAAAACATTTATACAACAGGTTACTGGTGGTAGTTCAGGGGCGGCAGCTTCAGCTGCTATGAACAGATATGCGATGGAAGGTGCTGGTCAGTCAGGTAGTCAAAGCGGTGGTAGTTCTAGACGTAGACGTAAAAGTAAAATAGGGACGCGCCGTCGTCGTGGTGGTGCAGTTATACCTCCTGCTGCTCCTGCTCCTGCTGCTCCTGCTCCTGTGATGAAAGCAGGATCACCACCAGCACCAGCAGCTGCACCAGCTGCACCAGCACCAGCACCAGCACCAGCACCAGCACCAGCACCAGCACCAGCAGCAGTAGGAGGTAAA